TATCCCGCGATCTCCACCTCGCCGCCGCCGTCCTGCACCATCGTGGCCGAGGGCGGGAAATCGTAGACCCGCAGTCCGTAGTGCTGGATCACCGCATCGGCGAACCGATACTTGTGCGGCTGCCAAGGCTCTCGGTGGAAGACGACCGGCAGGTCATCGCGGTGACGCCGCACCAAGTCCAGCACCACCATGCTGTCCTTGCCAAACGAGCAGGCGATGCACGGATTGCCAAACTCGACGAGCGACTGCTCGATGAGTCGGTGGGCGTAGGAGACTTTGTCTTCGTAGGTCATTAGAAAGAAGCCGCCGCGATTCCGGTGACCACACCGCCGCCGATCCCGCCAAACATCCCCATCATGCCCGCGTTTTGCGAAGCACCGGCCTGCATTGCTGCGGCCTGCATGGCGGCATTGTTGTTGAGGATGGCGTTGCGATTGGAGGCCAGCATATTGGTATTGAAGCTGGCCACGTTGCCGGACTGTTGCAGAGAGTTGGCGAAGATGTTGCCAACCTGTCCTGTCGTGTTACTCAGCGTCGAAGCGCCCAGTCCAAACGCCGGACCAATCGACTGACGGAACGGATCAAGCTCGGTATAAGCACCAGCTAATCCAATCCGCCGCTGCCTGCGCGCCAGATCCATCTGGTTGACGCCAGCCGCAAACCCACGCCGCGCATCCAGCCGCTGCTGCCCATAGGCATCGCGGTTAAGGATCTCGGCCGCGCTGCTGCCCATGCTGGTGCCCAGCCCGCGAGCCGCAAACGCCGCGCGTGCCGACTGCGAGGCTTCGCGCATCTGCTCCGGCGAGAGCGACCGGCCGAGCGCGAGTTCAGACTCCGCATCCCGCTGGAGCTGTGCCTCAATGGCATTAGGCGCGGACGCTGCTGCCAGCTCCTCGCCGATGACGCCGCGCGTGCGCTGGAGGTATTCGTTGTTGAGGCGACCGGCGAGCTGGTCGGCGGTCCCAAACTGCATGTTGATGTATTGCGGATAAAGCCGCTTAATCGACTCCTCTTCTGCGGCAATCTGTGCATTGGCCACGCGGATCGACGCGGCGGCCATCTTGTCGTAATCGATCGGCGCGGGCGCCGCTGGCACTGGTTGTGGCGCGGGTGCGCTTGGTCCTTTTCCTCCCATAGTATTATCCTCCTGTTTTCTGAATTAGTTTGTTCCAATCGTAGACTCGCGACTCAAAGCTGCCTCTGCGGCACCATGCCGCGTATTGCTGCGGCCGTGTCGCCACACGCATAAACTCCCGCACAGGGTTTGCGCAGCCAACAGCAGCAGCCAGAGTGACGAACCAGCAATTTGGCTCGCCGCTTTCAAAGCGCTTCTCCTCCGCGTTCCATCGCACCTCGTTTGCGAGCAAAAAGACTTCCGGCGTGGCGTGGACTAAGCCGGACGACAGATGCTCGCCGACCACTTCCCAGAAGTCTTGCGTCGAGTGGTTGTCCCACCAGTGTTTTGCGCGTTGCCATGGGGTCATCGGTTAGGCAATGACAGGAAACCAATACACGTTTACGGTTTCAAAAAACTCCGTGTTTCCAGCAGAGTTGTCATCGTCAATGCGGTAATAGGCGTCTTTCGGCACCGGAATAAGTCCAGAGCTTACAGACCAGTTGTTGCTGTTGACGTTGTTTCCGCTGACCCAAACAAGATGTGTCGCCGGACTTGTTAGGCCAACCCGTATTGCCACACCGTTTCTAAAACTTCCGAAGGCATTAACCTGTATGAACCCGTCCGTTGCTGCTTGGTAGTTTTGCCCCGATACATAGGTGATGGTAGAAATTGCGCCATAGTTCGGAAACGTAACCTTCGCCGCCAACTTTGCCGCACTCACTGCACCATCCGCAATCCGCGCAATCGGCAGCGTGCCGGTCGTGAGCTTGCTGGCGTCGATGCCGGTGGCGAGCTTTACGTTCGTCACGGCACCGTCCAAGAGTTTGCTGGTCGTGACTTCATTGTCAGCGACAACGACAGTCGGCGCGGCGGCGCTGTTGAGTTTCGCGGGCGTGACAGTTTCGCCACTCACCCAGTTGTATCCTGCTGTAACTGTTGCCATGATTTTGTTCCTTAGTTGTTAAGCTGCGTTGCGTGTCTCAGTCGGCGGGTTGCTCGGGCCTGCCGCCTCGATTGAGACGTTGCGTATCTCCGGCCGGTTGGCCGTGGTTAAGAATTCCAGTTCGGCGTAGTGTGCCTTGGCGCGGATCGGCTGCTTGAGCGTGTAGTCCTCTGCCAAGCCGGACGTGTTGGTCTGCCCCGGCACCAGCGTGATCGTGGCGTCGGGGTTGATCGTGATGGCTTTGACCGTGACCGATGCGGTGTTGGGCAAGACGACATCGGCGAGACTGCGGACGAAGCGTTTCGTTGACATGCTGCCCATGCCGTAGCGGCGGGTGACGATGCGGCCGGGGACCGGCGTGATGACATCGGCTTGCACGTCGGGCGACTGGTCGCCTTCCTCGATCTCGTCGAGGAGCATGAGACGACCGGCCTTGTTGCTGACAAAGAGCCGCCGCTCGTTGGCGCGGGTGGCGACAACGAAGTCATCCACGCCGAAGCCGTAGATGTCGCGGGTTTCCCACTGGTCGTTCAGCGCATTGTAAAGGAAGACGCCGTTGTTGTTGTCGGCACCGGCCAGCGGGACGGCGAGGTAGTAGCGGTTGCTATACCATAGCCCGACCGAGTTCTTGAGGAGTGTCGCATTGAGGTCGTCAAGCTGGTTGGCGATGGGGTCCGAGAGAGGCTTGGTGTCGCCGCGTAACTTGAGGTCAAGGCGGCTGTCCAAGCGGTAGACACCGGAGTCACTGAGGAAATAGACAAACTGCCCTGCCGTGGCGATGGAGCGGCGGGCCGCGCAGCCGACCTCATCGGTGAGGAGCGTGAGCTTACTGAGAGCGGTGTCGATGGCCGTAGAGGCGCCGTCCACGCTGGCGAATTGATTGACCTCGGCCAGCCAGATGGACTTGCGGCAGAAGACGAGGAAGCTGTTTTCGACCCAAGGATGCACCGCGACTACGAAGTCATTGGAACCAGCACCGGCGCGGAAAGACTGCCAATACGGATCGTAGGTGTTGGCGTCGAGGATGTCCGAGATGAGCACGTTGTTCTTGCCGTCAGGAAGCACCAGCCGGTTGTTGACGTAGGTGCCCCAAGGCGTTGAGCGCATGGTCTTGAAGGTCGGGCCAGCGGCGGGCACGCCTGCGGGACTGCGGACAAAGGATGTGGTGATGCCGTCCCAGTAGAGAGGGCATTTGACGCGGCGGATGGTGCGGCCGCTGGTCGTGGCGTCGGTCGCGGTGCCGCTCGGCACAGTGATCGTGAAAGAGTTCGTTGAGGACGTGGCGATGTCGTATTCCACGCCGTCAAAGGCAGCGACATTGCTCCCCTCGATGCGCACGCGGGCACCGGCGGGGAATCCGTGGCCGGTCAGGTTGACAGTCGCCGTGGTGGACGCCACCGTGATGCCGCCGGTGGTCACGTTCTTGATGACCCAGCCCGGACGCGAGGCGTCGGCTTCGCGGAAGAGGTAGAGGCGGTCGTTGGCCTGCGTCATGGAAATCGTGTCAGTCGGCTCGATGACCTCGTCCGGTGATGTCGGGTAGGCCAGCTCCTGCGGGAGCACGCTGATGACGATAGTGTCGCCGTTCTCGTCCACGATTTCTTCTCCGGTGTCAGTGACCAGAAAGCCGCCCGCCCAGACACCTGCGAAGGATTGGTTGTCGTCCAAGAGAATCGTGTAGGCGCGGTCGCCGCCCGCCAGCACAACGATCTCGGCCGACTGCACTTGGTCGGGTGAGCGGTAGACGCTGGCCGCAAAGATGCCGCCGCTGTAGACACTCTGCACCACCGGCGCATTGGGCGCAGGGTTGAGCACAAAGGGCACGGTGAGCGGCGAGCTGGCCACGCTGATGGCGTCCGCCATGCGCTTGGCTCCCTTGCGCGTTACCGCAACCCCACGATCCAGCCGCATGTTCTCCGAGAGCTGGAGCATGCCAGCGGGCAGCGTAACCGGATTGATGCGCGAGGCATAGCCTGCGAATCCGGCATCACCGTCTCTGAGGATGGGGCTTTCGAGGGACATTTAGATGTTAGCCCTCATACATGATGTTGACGCTACCGGCGTCAAAGGTGTCGGTGCCGCCGGTTGTTGTAATTCTGATCTGCGTCAATACGGCAGACAGCGTTTTTGATCCGGCCACGAGGCCGGTATAAGCTGCGTCAGACAAGGACAGAACTCCGTGCGCTGTCCATGTATGGTCGCTCCCATTCTGAAGCGTAATAACGACATTTCCATACATGACATTTGCCGAATTCGGAAAATTGACGCCTATTCCAGAAGTAAAGTTTGCATGACCGGCCTGCGTGTTTCCGGCATTTAAGCCAATAAATGTGCTGGCTCCATTGTATGCCGTAGTCTGGAGGCCTCCCGATGTTCCGAGTTGGATTATTTTGGCGTCATTGCCATTGGTGCTAACCCCATTAAGCATCACCGTAATCCGCTTCACCCAAGACGGAATGCCGGTAAAATCAATGCTGGTGCCGCTGGTAGTGTTTTGAGCGGTGGCCAAGGTAAGTGGGCGAGCCAGCGTAGTGACGCCGGTATTGCTCACCGTCACGTCGCCAGTCACAGCAACCTTGGTCGCCACGTTGCTGCCGTTGCCGACAAGGATGTTGGCGCTGTCCAAGGCCGCGAGCTTGCTGAAGGCGATTGCCGCCGCCGCATCCACATCCGCATTGACCAGTCCGCCGCGCACCACAGAGGCGGCGACACGCTTGGTCAGTCCGCTTTGCTCGATGACGAACTCGTCGCCGGATGCGAGGGTTGTGGCTTGGGTTAGTTGTCCGATTGTTTTGGCCATAAGGAGAAGTGGTTAGTGACGTGTGACGAGTGACGAGTTAGGAGATGTCTTTGCGGGGATGGGTCAGGACGTAGCTGACGGTTTTGGCGTTGTTGCGGCGCATTTCGCTTTCGACCAGGGAGATGAAGGATTGCCATTGGCTGCCCGCTTGGCCGGGGCGACCAGGGAGCGTTTGACAGCCTTCGGATTCGGTGCGCAGTGGGTTGTTGCCGCCGGCATGGATGTTGATGCCGAAGTAGCCGGTCTCTTTGTCTTCCCCGCGAAGCACTGTCACCGGACCCGCCTGGACGAGCGCCTTGTAGGGATTGCCG